ATACTGTTAATATGTTGGGAGAATACAACGTAGGACTAATGGCAACCAACCACACATACGCATCGCAGGATATGTTTGATCCAGATGATAAGATTAGTGGTGGACAAGGCTTTATCTACGCAAGTAGTATTGTGGTTGCTATGCGTAAACTTAAACTAAAAACAGACGCAGACGGCAACAAGACTTCACAAGTACATGGTATTAGAGCGGCGTGTAAAGTAATGAAAACACGTTATGCTAAACCGTTTGAAAGTGTACAAGTGGAGATTCCATATGAAACAGGTATGAGCCCATACAGTGGACTTGTAGAGTTCTTTGAAGCCAAAGATATTCTAAAGAAGAGCGGTAACAGTTTGGAATACACTAGCCACGTAACTGGTGAAGTAATTAAAATGTTCCGTAAGCCTTGGAATGCTAATAAAGATGGCGCATTAGACCTTATTATGAGAGAATGGGATGACATTGCTGTTGATCAGTTAACTGAACAACCCGTGGACGAAGATTCCGAAGAAGAACTAAATAGCCTTGATGAAAATTTATCCACTATTGAGGAATAATAATGAAACTATCAAGTAATGACGCAGTAAGTCTTGCAGAATTGTGGGACAGCATCAAAGCATATGTTCCAGTTAAGGATAGAAGCACAGCGGCCCAGCATTTTTTAAGTGCGGTACAAGAAAGTGCTTTGTGCGATCTAGAAGAACATGCAAACGAACTTCATGGAGTTTGTAGCATTCTAGATCGTGCCCTTAAGGAATATGATGTTGATGATGAATTAGAAGAATATGAAGAAGAATCTGAGTGGTAATTAGACAGTGAACTGGTTATCAAAGATACGAAAAGATATCAATCAAATAGTTTATGCGATTGACTACTATGAAAAAGAGCTTACTGAAGCTAGGATTCAAACAGGACTTCGTGGCAGTATTGAAAAACATAGCCGCGATATGCCTGGAGTAGTTGAACAACGTTTTGGACAATTACAAGAAATCGAAAGTATTTTAGAGTTCTTAAACATAGAACTACGTAGAATGCGTAGTGAGAAATTCAGGAAGTTTCTGGAGCATTATAACAGACAACTTACTAGCCGTGATGCGGAAAAGTATGTTGATGGTGATCCAGACGTCGTGAATCAACAGCATCTTATTAATGAGTTTGCCCTGTTGCGTAACAAGTATATAGGACTATCAAAAGCATTAGACGCCAAGCAGTTTCAGATCAATAACATTGTGAAGTTACGTGCAGCTGGACTTGAAGATGTGAGTTTATAGTGTAACAGAAGGTGTGATCAGGCCTTGTTGTATATAGCTAACACAGAACGTGTTGCAAAGTCGTTAAAAATATCGTCTGCGAACATCCATTCTGTTACACAATTTACTTATCGTATGATTAAAAAATCATAAAAAAACCAATAAAAATTACAAGTACTTGAAAAGGCAGGATTTATTCTTGCCTTTTTTTTCTGTTTTTTGTTGACAACCAAGACGTCTTACTGTATATTAATGGTATAAGTTAAAAAACAGGAGTTAGCAAATGGCATATGTTTCACAAAAAGACAAAGCAGAATTAGCACCAGGCATCAAAGCAGTGCTTAAAAAGTACAAAATGAAAGCCAGTATCGCTGTTCGTAACCATTCAACACTTTGCGTTAATATCAAAGAAGGCGCAATTGACTTTAGCGATAGTTTTACACATGGTGATGGTTATATTCAAGTTAATGAATATCATATCGACCGTCACTATGCAGGTAAAAAGCGTGAGTTTTTTAACGAACTACTAGCGGCAATGAAAGGCCCAAAGTACTTTAACGATGATGATGCAATGACTGATTACTTTAGTCGTTCACACTATACTGACATCAATGTTGGTAAATGGAATAAACCTTATAACTATACAGGAGTATAAAATGACAAAAATTAAATTTGATATCAACCAATTGGATGACATTATGATTGGTGATGTAGATATGAAAGACTATCCAGACTTTTGTGATGCGTATGTTGAGTCAGCATCGTTCAAAGGTATTGAATTAACTGATCAACAACTGGAAGAACTTAATATGTCAGATGAAACCCGTGAATGGGTTAATATAAATGCATACGAAAGTTTATTTTAATAAAATAAATTAAAATAAGGCTTGACAACCAAGACGTCTTACTGTATACTAGTGGTATATTAAATAAGAAAGGAGTTAGAAATGAGTGTAGAACTTAGAACTGTTATTTCAGATTTAAATTATATTCGTGGCACGGCTACTCCACGCCAGCGTCTAATAGATATGACTGATATGACAAAAATACAAGCTAATGATGTATTTGAGTTTATCAATTTGAGCTTAACGCCAAAGGTAATGAAAAAAGAAGGTGAACGAACACGTATTGAAGTAAAACGTGAAACCGTTAAACTATTCAACGCCATTACTCAACTACAATGCATGGGCTTCAAGGCTCCTGCTAATCTTTCAAATATATAGGAGTTACTTATGACTAATGAACTTCAAGTTGCAATGCTTGCACTTCGTAAAATTACCAATCAGGCAGATCTTAATGAGCTTGCCAAAGAGTGGAAACTTCAAATGAACTATATTGGTGCCAAAGCCAAACGTGGTTTGAAAAAAGGTGATGTGGTTAATTGGGAATCACGTGGTATGGTACGTCAGGGTACTATTATTAAGATGAATCAGAAAACTGTAGAAGTACAAGATGCAGGTGCGACACCATTTGGTCGTACTATTACACGTATTCCAGCCAGTATGATTACAGGAAAGGTAGCGGCATAATGGCAGATACTAATTTTAGATTGTATGTGAATAATATGTATCAGGCTGCTATGAATGAGCGTACTGATTACAATCAAGAAACATGTACTGTACAGGAGTATTTTGATAAAAACAAATTTTGGTTAAAAGAAATGTACAAAGAAAACAAAAATGTTGTTGACATTGTAGATTAAATTTCGTATACTACACAGGTAAACAGGGCAAAAGGCAGAACAATGAAAAAGAAATATGACATCTTTAAAGTAATGACACTTGCTATTGCAGTTGATGAACTTCAAGGCTTCATCAAAAGTGGATATGGTTATCATGATTATAAAAATAATACCAATGTATATGATAATAAGTCTGCTATCAAGATGATCCTCCAGGAGAATCCAGACGCACCTGTCATTGAGATAACCCAAAAACATCGTGACCAAGCTTCTGAGCTCAAAGAATACTTTGACAGTGTTATTGTGATGAAGAAGCTCACAGGCAGTGTTAATGGGTTTGAAGACACTGTGGGCCAATTACTTAACTATACAGAAGTAGACAACTATGGCATTAGTGTAATTGCAAGTCTGCCCAACAGTTTACGCATCCAGAAACAACGTGACGAAATGGAAGAATTTTACGACCAAAAACGTCACACCAGTGAGTATGTTGGCAGTGTTGGCAAACGATTTAAGTTTAACCTACTAATTCAGGATATTAAATTTATTGCCAAATATAACATTCATTTGGTAACTGGTGTAGAAGGTGACGTAAACTTAGTTAAGTTCTTTTGGAGCAAAGACCCAGACATCAGTAGTATCCTTGTTGGTAAAACTATGGACGTTACTGGATTTGTTAAAGAGCAAAGTATTAGTAAATTCAGTAAATGCAAAGAAACTGTAATTAATCGTGTAAAAATTCAAGAAAGTGCTTGACAATAACTACACTAGATGTTATCATGTATATATAAGTTAATGCAAAAGGAGTGAGAACCAATGCAAAAAGTACGTGTTTTAACCGGAGTATATGCCGGAGCAACAATCAAAGATACTGTTTTTAAACTTGAAAAGCCTTTTAAGATAGGCCGTAACGGTGGATTTATCACAGTGTGTGGTAAAGATATTCCAGGAATGCCAGATCGTAGGATCCGCATTAAAGTGGAAAGTGCAAACAGTTTTGAGGATGTTGACGATAATGCGTCAGTAGGCACACCGACGTCAGACGTCAAGCCAGAAGAAACTGACGAACAAGTAATTGAACGACTACGTGAGCGGTTCCAAATTTTGGAAGACATGACAGAGGCCGCTATTGATGGAGTTGTTCGTGGAATGGTTGTAACAGGCCCTCCAGGTGTAGGTAAAAGTTTTGGAGTAGAGCAAGTGCTGGATTCAGCAAAGGTTGCTACAAAACTAACTAATGCACCAGAACGTTACGGCGTTGTTAAAGGCGCCAGCTCTGCTATTGGTTTGTACAAAACATTGTATGAATATGCAGACAAAGGTTCAGTACTTGTGCTGGATGACTGTGATACTGTATTGTATGACGAAACTAGTTTGAATTTGCTTAAAGCCGCATTAGACAGTGGCAAGAAGCGTAAACTAAGTTGGTTGGCAGACAGTGCATTGTTACGCCGAGAAGGCATTCCAGACACATTTGAATTTAAAGGAAGCGTTGTGTTTATTACAAACCTCAAGTTTGAAAAAGCTCGCGGTAAGATTGCAGACCACCTGGGTGCGATCATGTCACGTTGCCACTACTTGGACTTGACAATGGATACAATGCGTGAAAAGTTTTTACGGTGTAAACAAATTGTTGGAGATGGCATGCTTGATGAGTATGGCTTCAACAAAGCCGAGCAAGCAGAGTTGCTGGAATATGTTTACATTAACCGTAACCGACTGCGTGAATTGAGCTTACGTATGGTTACCAAAATTGCAGATTTACGAAAGATGAATCCTGTAAAGTGGAAAACATACTCAGAGTCAACATGCATGCGGAGAGTTTAATTGGTTAGCTTCTCCTCTGTCTATATCACTCTCACTCCAGCTAGCTAATTAAAACGGGGGGATCGAAAGGTCCCCCCACCCTTATCTTCTTGACAACAATAGGTAAAATCTGTATAGTATTATTATGGCAAAGATTATTTTAAAAGATGAAGTAAATTGTAAGATCGAAGGTCTCGATCTGGATACTCGCAAGAAACTGGTCAACAAGTTCAGTTTTATGTTGCCGTATGCATATCATGTGCCGGCATACAAACTAGGACGTTGGGATGGTAAGGTTAATTACTTTAACATTGGTGGGTCTACATATACAAATCTATTGGAAGACATATTGCCAGTATTAATTGCTGACGGTTATGAAGTAGATATTGATGACCGCAGAACAGAAATTAAATTAGATTTCCCACAAATTACAGAAAAACATTTTAGTGATAAACGGTGGCCTGAAAAACATCCAGTTGCAGGCGAGCCAGTTGTATTGCGTGACTATCAGGTTGAGATCATAAATCAGTTTCTCAGTAACCCACAGTGCTTACAAGAGATTGCAACTGGTGCAGGCAAGACATTAATTACAGCCGCACTCAGCAACCTAATAGAACCATATGGTCGTAGTATTGTAATTGTACCCAACAAAGACTTGGTGTTACAAACAGAAGTAGACTACATCAACTTGGGATTGGATGTGGGTGTATACTTTGGGGATAGAAAAGAATTTGGCAAAACACATACCATTTGTACATGGCAGAGTTTAAACAGCATGGAAAAGCGTTTTCGTAACGGAGACAGCGATGTAAGTGTTGTGGACTTTGCGGCTGATGTGCAGTGTGTTATTGTAGATGAGGTACATCAAGCCAAAGCTGATGTGCTTAAAAAGTTACTCACAGGAGTATTTGCTAATGTTCCAATACGTTGGGGTCTTACTGGTACAATACCAAAAGAAGACTCAGACAAGATTGGACTTACAATTAGTCTGGGGCAAGTGGTAAATAAACTTGCGGCCAGTGAGTTACAAGACATGGGCGTTCTAGCACAGTGTGATGTGAACGTTCTTCAACTTCAGGATACTGCTGAATACAGCAACTATCAGGAAGAATTAACATACTTAACCACAGATAAACAACGCCTGGATTATATGGCTGGATTAGTCAAGAGTTTAAGTCTTGAAGGTAATACACTAGTATTGGTTGACAGGATTAAGGCTGGCGAAGGATTGATTGAGCGACTTCCAGAAGAGTCGGTGTTTATTAGTGGCAGTATGAAAAGTAAGGATCGCAAAGATGAATATGATGAGGTTAGTGAGGCAAACAACAAAATTATTATTGCTACTTATGGTGTGGCCGCTGTTGGTATTAACATTCCTCGCATCTTTAATCTTGTTCTTGTTGAGCCTGGTAAGTCTTTTGTGCGTGTTATCCAGTCTATTGGCCGTGGCATACGTAGAGCAAAAGATAAAGACAGTGTTCAAATTTGGGATATAACCAGTACAGCTAAGTTTAGCAAGCGCCATTTACGTGAGCGCAAAAAGTTTTATAAAGATGCTAATTATCCCTTTACTATAGATAAGGTAAAATATAGAAAATGAAAATATTAACAGTAGAAAATAAGCCGTACGAATTAGACTTTGTACCAGAAGAAATAGAAGATGTGCGTTACGGCGTATTAGATTATAGCAATAAAAACGATGCAGATTATTTCTTTGTGCCGCTTGTTTTTCTTGAAATATTTAATGCACCTGCGGCAGTATTGCGCATAGGTAATCACATGGTTAAGATGCCATTGGATTGGAGTTTAATTATTTGTGAGCCAGATGTTGGTGAACCTGAAGTAGTACCCATTACAAGTTTAAATGATCGAGGCTTCCATGCATTTACATTTAATCCAATCTCAGGGTTTTTACCCAAGTTTCAGAATGTGGAAATTACAAATGTATTTCAGGAAGTTAAATGGCATTTTCCAAAATTAAAGTTTGGACACTTTTTAGCGGTGCCACTGGGAGATGAAGAAGGCAGCAACTGTGCCTTTTTTGTCAAAGAAACCAGTAAGGTTCCTGATATACTAGACACATATTATTTGTGGTAATAGTATGAGTGGTCAAAGACGTTGGTTAAAAACATGGGCTAGAACTGTTGGTATGCCGATTGGTGTTACTGATGAAGACAAGCCTGAGTTTTTGCCTATTTCACAAACAGATGTAAAACGTGCATTAATTTTTAGGACGTTCTGGATTATCTTGCATGTTGTAACATGTTGTGCTATCATAGCAGGTAATGGCAGAACACTGGGATTTTGGTAATGAGTAATAAACTAACAATTAAAGAAGAGATGCGAGCGATTGATCAGCGTGACGTCGGTTGGTGGGATACACTAACTGAAGAAGAACAAAAGAAGATTAGTCCTTGGTTATTGATGCGATATACCAGTGCATGTGATACAAACCATGATGCAATCCGTGATCATTATTTAACAATGACTAATGAACTAGTTAATGTACAGTTTAATACATTGCGGCATCATGTACAACTACAGCATCGCTTAATGCAAGTTGTTGGTATTGGTAAAAGTCAATATCATCCGTGGATAGCACCCGGCAAGAGACAAAAGAAAAACAAAGTGGCTGAATGGTTACTAACACTGTATCCAGGTATCAATGATGACGAGTTGGATATATTATTGGAAAGTCCTAAAGCTGAACTTAAAAGTCTGGCAGAGTCAGCAGGCATGACAGACAAGGATATAAAGGCATTATTTAAATAATGTACAGTTGTGAATATTGCAAAAGAAGTTTTAAACGTGAGAGTAGTCTTGCTGTACACATGTGCGAACGCAAGCGACGAGCTCTTAATCGTAGCGAAAAGCACGTTGTAGCAGGGTACAATGCCTACAACTACTGGTATAAATTGGCAATGGGCAGTAAGAAAGACAAGTCATATGATGATTTTGCTGGCAGTCAATACTACAGTGCGTTTGTGAAGTTTGGCAGATACATACTTGATATCCGTGCAGTTAATCCAGAATCATACATACGCTGGCTAACCACAAACAAAACTAAATTGGATACTTGGTGCAAGGACAGTGTTTACAATCGTTACTTGGCTGACAGTAGTAAAAGTGAAACTGCTGACAGAGCATTAGAGCGTTTTGTAATACATGCTGAAGCCTGGAGTAAAACAAGTGGGCATCATTGGAGTGACTATTTTGATAAGGCTACTCCACACAGTATTGTAATACACATTGGCAACGGAAAGATATCGCCCTGGATAATTTATAGCAGTGACAAAGCACAAAAATGGCT